AAGCAATACGTTTCATTAGCTATTCATTTCTATTGTTTTAATTACACCCTTTAATTTATTAGCATAATTAGGAGCGGTAGCATAGCCCGCCTTTGCTACTTCATCAGCAAACTTGTAGGGGTCGCTTCTTACTAACAATGCCTTTTCGTATCGTTTGTTTTTGAAAAAGAACTGCGCGTGGTCTGTAAAGCATTCTTCGGGCGTGTCGTACTTTCTGAACCAGTCTTTCACTTCATACTTGTATTTACCATTAGGTAATTCATATATAGACATCACTTGCGGAAACTTATATCCTAAGTTTGGAGCATTAAGTACTTCAGTAGTTTTAAACAATTGTTTATTATTAGCGGGTGTGTCTTTGGCGGCTTTTATGCCGAAAAAATTATTACCAACGCCACGTTCTCCCCAACCACTCTCTAATGCAGCTTGTGCTAATGTGAAGAAGTGCGAAATACCTGTTTTGCGCTCGGTTTCAAGAGCAAAGGGTTTGTATTTTTTTATAAATTCTTTTGGTGTCATTGTTTTTTATTATTAGAGGTTTGCGAGTTTTCGAGTGATTCTGACGGTTCAGACTTTTCAGTCATATAATTGGAAATAGTTTTAGCAACTTCTTCTAAGTTTTCGCGATTGATAAATACTTGCTGAATTGCTTGTCCTGCTCTATCTAACCGCACTTTATCTTCGGCTTTTTCGCGTATAGATTTGATTTCGATAGCGCAGAGCACTAACGCCATAAAGAAAGTGACGAATGGAAAAAGCCACAACGACGTTTGATAATAAATTTCTAAATACCAAGAGAGTAACCCATAAATACTATCAACAATACTACAAGCGATGAGCAGGTTGTAATACTGCGCCATCTTGGCAATGGTACGCCTATAACCGTAAGAGGTTCGTGTCTCGCCATTACGTTTAGCCTTACGTAAGCCACTCCAGAGGTCAGCGAATATCATAAGGAGTACAAGAATATAAATACCGAGTAATATCCAAAGAATTACAAATATTTTTTCCATTTAGTTTACTTTTTAACTATTTTTAGAGTTACTATTTCCTTTTTTTTGTATAGTTTACTTACTTTAGTTGAGCCATTTTTTCCATTAATTGTAGAATCTCCGTTAACATACACCATTTGTTTTCCATTACACAAATTCAATAAAATAGCAAACTAAAAACAATGCTATAAATATTATATTCGACAACAAACACCATATACTATTTGTTTTAACATCAATTTGTTGTTGTATATTATAATATCGATTAAACTGCCATCTTTGAACATCATCAAAATACTTTCTATCATTTTCTGTTAATGGAAACAATTGAAAGTAAGCAAATCCAAAAAATACAGCTATTGCTATTAAACACACCATTATACATAATAAAACATATAATTCGCTTAATAAACACATTCCTGCTAATATAAATAAAGGAAAAATAATATTAGCACCACGAGTCCAGTTATAAGTTGAACCAAAAACACGCACTATATAATCAAGTGCAAAAAATTTAATTACCAATTTTCTCATATTTGTCGTTTCTAAAAATTTAAAATATTAAGCATTTGAAACATATAATAAAAAATAATTATTTAACATCCAAGCTGAGAGTTTTGTTTGCTCATTTTGTTTCATAAAATTAAATCTTATATATTTATTATCCAAATGATATTGTATTAACGAACTATCTAAAAGTTCATTGTTTAGCCTTGAACTTGTTGAATTTTTATCAAAAACTTGACCTGAATTTATAACTCTATCTGATGAAAATTCAATATATTCAATATGTTTATCGTAATATCTTAACCATCTATGCATCTCAATAGCAGTAAGATTAAAATTAAAAACAGTCCAAAAATTACTTTTTTGTATTGTAGTAACATCAACACTTTGCCAACCACTATCAACAAAAAACATTGTCATTTTATTGCAAAATTTAAAATCCCATATATACTGATGATTTATATTATTTTGTATTATCACATATCCAGTTTGATTATTACTTTGTCTGTGTGGAAATACATTTGGTAATTGTTCAAAAGTTAGATTAATAGTATTTTGTTTTATATCATCAATTACTTTACTACTTATTTTAACAACCTTCAACGTGTCAGTTTGCCCCTCTATTATAGAATAACCTTTTAACCACCTATTCTCAATAATATTAGATTTGACACTTTCTTCTTTGTCTAATTCGAAACCAGCAAAACCACCTACCAACAATTCATTATATAATTGTTTATATAAATCATCTGCATTTTTATCAATAAAAAACTTATAAGTATTTTGTTCAATTACTTTAAACCTTAATCCATATTCTCCGTTTTTACCAAAAGTAAGAGGAAATTGATTACCTTCTTTATTTATAAGCAAAGTTATATATTCAAAATCTTGTAAATCAACAGATAGGTTATTTATTTTTAAAACAACGCCTTTATTACTATACCCCCAATCAAAAAATTGTATACTATTCATTTTCTGTTTGTTCTAATAATTCAAGCCGACGTATTAATACACAGCTTTTTAATTTTTAAATATTTCTAATATCAATGTAACAATCGTTATCATATATACTTACTACTGCTGTACTGCCCTTTTTGCCGTTAAAAGTGTTATCACCAGTATAGATAATATTTTTGCTCTCACAAGTAAAAGTTACCACCCCTTCGTTAAATACTTTACGGAAAGAAGACGAACCTAAGTCACCTAACCCCTTTACATCAATATTAGCATTAGCAGTGACAAAAAATATTAAATTTCGATGATTTTTATTTAATGAAACATTCCCAGTGATTAGAGAACCTACTTTTATTAAATCTTCGTATAGGGCAAAATCCTCAGGTGCAGGTGTCCAATCAGTAGCTTTATTACCTTTTTCAAGTTTAACTAATTCAAAATCACACAATTTATTTAACACTGTTGTATGAAAGCGCAATATCTTATAATTTTCTTTTGCTATAAAAGGTGTTCCTTTAGATATTTCTTGAGCATTATCCCAACTATTACTACTACTCCACAATATGGATAACATTCTTTCACCATAATTTTTATAGTTTAATACATAAGCTTCTCCTACTTCTAAGTTTATTGATAACTCATAATCAACAATCCAACCTGAATTTGTAGGTGTTATTTTTTTTCTTTCTTTTGAATTCAATACATAATTCCTACCCCCAACTATAATTCTTTTATTTTCTAATTCTGACAATTCCTTTTCTTCACCTCCACCTAATAACACTTTTTCATTAGAAGAATTTTTCTTTATAAAATTATTAGAAGTCACATCTCCATTTACCACCCCACCAGTTAAAGGTAAATAATTTAAATTTGGTTTTCCTTCAATATCTCCCCACGAATGTTTATGAATCTTATTAGCTTTCTCCGCTAAGGCATCTGTAAGCCCCGCAATATTACTAATACCCAGCGTACTGAGTATTTTCTTATTCTGTTTTATATATGCAACAATTTCCTGTAGTTGGTCAAGGTCGGTATCGTCACTTTGCAAAATAGCATTGATTCCATCTATAAGCTTCTTGAGGTCTTGTGCCGTACCACTGTACCCACCACTTTGTAACGCGCTACTGATCTTCTTGCGTTCATCTTCAGGTAATATCACGGGTACATTTTGGTTGAATACCAAACGCTGTAGGGCTTCTTTGGCAGCAGTAGGGTTGTCATATACCACACCATCAATCTCTACCTCACTCACCAAGGCTTCGAGGATAGAGAAGTTAACATCGGAGGCTGAACGCACCACCAGGCGATCGTTATCTACTTGAGCGGTGAAGTTGCGAAGCACGAGTATACCATTGTACTCGAATACGTATTCTTGTAATTCTCCTGTAAGAGGATTTATTTTGTATTTTGGTTCCATTTGTTTAGGCTACTTATTATGGTGCAAAGGTAAATTACTCTTTATTTAATAAAAAGGACAAAAAAAAGACCCTGCTAAGGCAAGGTCTTACGGTACATTTTCCAAAGGTAGGTCTCTTCTTCTCTCTCCTGCACGAGCTCTATGGTAAAGCCCAATTCAGTGAGAGCTTCGTATACGTCGTGCTGATCTATAGGCTCAGTAGGCAATACCCCCAGAGCCATTTTCAGCACCTGCAGGGTGCTCTTGTACACCTGCTCACTATGTTCCTCCTCCTGCGGAC